CGGTGGACGACGCCGGCACCTTTCTCGCCGCGGACCTCAAGCAGTACAACCTGACCATCGACGGCGTGTGATCTCCATCGCCCCGGCGACCACGACTGGGACGAGCGGCAGGAACGTGTGGCCGCGGAGATCCGGGTTCGCGACCGGGTACGCGAGACAGGCGAGGGCGAACCCGAACCAGCGGGACGGGACGAACGCCGACGCCACGGACATCGTCCCCGCGAGCAGGATGCCCACTGTCCGCCCGACGACCGGGTCGGGGAACAGGCACGCCACCGCCACGTTCTCCCCGCCGCAGGGCGCCTGCGCGAGGCGCAGCGTCGTCGCGAAGTCCAGCCATGCCCCCGACAGCGGCAGCAGCAGGAGCGACACCCCCGCAAGGATGGCGAAGCCCGCGACGGTGTACCGCCGGCCGTCCCGGCTGACCCAGAGCAGGATCGCGGCGGGAGCGAGCTTCGCCAGCCCGCCGAGCACCCCGGCGGCGACGGCCCACCGCGGACTCAGCCACGCCCACATGAGCAGCCCCGCGAGCGCGAGGTCCGGGTTGCCGAGTGACGCCGCCTCGATGAACGGCGGGTACAGACCGAGGACCAGGAGGATCACGCCGAACGCGATCAGCCGGTGTGCGCGCCACTGGCGGGAGCTCGCCGCCCACAGGGCCGTCAGCAGCAGCCCGACGTTGACGACCGTCCACAAGACGTACCCGCCCGGCCACCAGGCGAACGGCGCCCACAGGATCACGGAGGGCGGCGAGTACGCCCACCCGGTGAACAGCATGTCGGGGAAGTGGAATGGACCCGCGAGCTGCGCCGGGTCGTAGAGCGGGCCGCCGGAGGCCACCCGGTTCCACGACATGGCGTAGTGCTGCCAGTCGGAGAACGGCGTCCCGTGGATCCCGATGTTGGTGAGCATGCGGGAGACGGTCGCGAGCGATGCCTGGGCGGAGGCGAACGCGACGAGCAGGACCGCGAGCGCGTAGGTCCCGGACTGTGGATACCCGGTGGACAGCCGACGGGCCGTTGTCATCGAAGCTGACACAACTTCGGGGATGACACGGGCCGCCATCGGGTGGATGCTCAACCGCTCGAGGCGAGCAGCCCGCCGGCCGACCATCGCCGGGTCGACGACGGCGCGGGGACCCAGATGCCCACCGAGGAGGCCATCCTCAATCGGTTCCGCCAGGCCGTTGCGGAGGCAACGGCCCGGGCTGCTCAGGACCTTCGTCGGGCGGGGGTGGCAGACCCCGCTGCAGTCCTTCTTGGAGCGCCCGATCCGCAGGCGAACCCGGCTGCGCGAGACGCGGCACCGGGCCGCCCAGGTACAGGTAGCGGTACAGCTCGTCGGCATCCAGGCGGGTAACCCTGCCGAGGGGCTGGATCGTGTCGGGCTCGGGCTTCGCGCCCCTCCACCATCCGGCGACGGTGTTCCGCTGGCGCCCGACGGCCTCCGCGAGGGCCTTGTCGTCGTAGATCCCGACTAGCGCGGCGGCAGCCCGAACCAGGCGCTTGAAGTCCTCACCCCGTGTTGCCCGGGCGAGCTCGTTCTGGGCGAGCACGTCGGACCCCTCTTTGCGGTGCTTGCGCGCACCACGTCCTCCGGACCGCACATCTTGCACGGTCCGATGGTCGGTGTAAAGGGGTTGACACGCAATGGGCGCGGTGCCAATATCGCTGTGCACATGGAACAGTCGACAGCGCAGACACACCACTGGAAGGCCACCCTGCTCGCACAGGGACGGTCCATCAAATGGCTCGCCGTCGCGACCCAGACACCGGCCCGAACGATCTACGCCTACTCGTGTGGGCAGCGGACCGCGTCGGCCGCCTGGCTCGCGAAGGCAGGTGCAGCTCTGGGGAGAGAGGTCACCGCATGAACAGCACGCTCGCCGGCCTCGTCACGACCCTCGCGTTCCTCGCGTTCCTGCTCGTCGTCGGGGGCAGCGTCGTCTACTCGCTCCTGTCCCGATCCGCGACGACCATCGAGCAGTTGGCGAGGGCCCTCGGGTGAAGCCCGCCACGGCGCACGTCCTCGCGTTCCTCCGGGCGCGCGGCGCTGACGGCGCCACCCCGGCCGAGGCCCGCACCGCCCTCGCGTGTGACCGCCTGGCGGCCCGCGTTTACGAGCTGCGGGCCGCCGGCTACGACATCGAGTCCGTGTCCGAGCGGACGCCGATGGGCGCCCGCATCGCCCGCTACTTCCTCCGCGAGCGGCCGGTGTTCGCGCCGATCGCCGGGTCACAGGACGGGCTCGGGCTGTGACCTGTAACGCCAGCGGATGTCGGCGGGCCCGCCGCGCACCGACCGCCTCCGGGATCCAGTTCGCCGTCTGCTCCGACCACCTCAGGTTGACCAGCGGGGCGCAGGCACCGGGCGGTGCCCTGCTCGTACTCCTGCGCCCCGCTGGCGACCGGAGGGTCGCCGCCTCAGGACGTCCCCCCGCGGCCTGAGCGCAGGGCGCCCGGCCGGAGTGACGGCTGGCCGGGCGCCGCACCAACTCGCCGTCACGCCGTCACGAGGGTTCGTCATGTCGCTCGCCACCGCTGCCCGACAGGAATACATCGGCTTCGCACTGGAGGCCAACATCCGGTCGCGGTGGAAGGACCGCGCCTGGTACCGCCAGAACCGGTCGGTCTACCAGTGGGCCGACCTCGAGCGCGAGAACGTCGTCGCACTGCGTGAGCTGCTCCGCGTCCGTCGACAGGCCATCAACACCCAGCGCGACATGGAGCGGCGCGTCCTCGAGATCCGCGCGGCGCACGAAGCCGCCGAGTGGTCCGAGTCCGTGTCGGTGGGACGGTACATCTACCTCCCCGACGTGCCGCTCGCCGACGCGGGCGACCACTTCGCCGGCCGGTCGTGAGGGTTGGTGTGAGCCTCACGACCACGTCCCTCGTCCGCGCCCGTCTCAACCCCGAGGAGCGCGCGGAGATCGTGCGCTGGCTCTGGGATCACCAGGGCGTCCGCGCCGTCATCGCGTACGACCGCCCGAAGGTCTACCGGGCTGCGCTGTCCGGGGTCGCGCTGCGGGTGGTGAACACCACCGCCGTGGGCCGGCCCATCGATGCGTTCCGCGCAGCTGCGAACCAGTGGGACGCGCCCGAGATCGTGAGCGTCCTGTCGTGACGGCCGCTGTTCTGAAGAAGGGGCTCCACGCGAAGCTCGCCGAGGTCATGGGCGAGGCCGGCCGGATCCCCAAGAACGGCAGCTTCAAGAAGCCGGGTGAGTACGGGCACTTCATGTTCGTCCAGGTCGGCGACGCCGCCGACGTCATCCGCACGGCGCTCGCGACCCGGAAGGTGTCGATGCTGCCGTCCTCCGTCGAGCTGATCGAGCAGTCGGAGCACGAGACGAAGAGCGGCGGGACGATGACCACCATCACCGTCCGAACGACGTGGACCCTCGTGGACGCAGAGTCCGGCGAGACGGCGACGATCCAGAGTCTCGGCACCGGCGCGGACGCGGGCGACAAGTACAGCCCGAAGGCCCAGACGAACGCCATGAAGTACGCCCTGCTCATGGGGTTCCTACTCTCGACGGGCGATGACCCAGAGCAGGCCGACACCTCCGACCGTCAGGCCCGCCGTAGCCGCGCAGGGACGGCCCAGGAGCCCGCCGAGAAGCCGGAGGCCCCCGAGTACGTCTCGCAGGGCCACAAGGCCTACACGGGCACGGTGGCGAAGGGTGACGGCCAGTTCAACGACGTCGAGTACCACCAGACGCCGAGCGGCCACCTGATCGGGTTCCGGCTCAACATCGAGGGCGGCTCGGCCGTCCACGAGGTGCTCTGCACTGGCCCGATCGGCGAGGCGATGTTCGTCGGCGTGCCGATCGCGGAGCTGCTGGGGTCGACGGTGGATGTCGAGGGCGAGGCCTACCGCATCGAACAGGCGGGCCGCCGACCGCGAGCGCGCCTCGTCGTCTCCCGGATCAAGGGCGTCGACTTCACGATCCCGGCCGAGGCCGAGTCGCTGCCCCTGTTCTCCACCGACGAGCAGGCGGCCGTGGATGCAGCCCTAGACGCGGTGCTCGCGTGACGCTCCGTCGCTTCTCGCCGCTGAAGTCGTCGCGTGGCACGCAGATCCCCGCCGACATCCGGCTCGCCGTCCACCTCCGTGACAACGGCTGCGTGGGCCAGCGCCTCGGGTGGGTGGGCCCGCACACCTCGCGGCTCGAGTTGGACCACGTCCGGGCATCCGGTGGGGTCGGGATGAAGTCCCGCACCACCGTCGACAACCTGGTCGCCCTGTGCGCCGAGTGCCACCGGGTGAAGACGCTGAACGGCAAGGCCCTGCGTCCCGATCTGCTCGCGTACCTGGAGGCCGTGTCGTGATCGAGTTCGTCCTCGCCTGCGCGTTCGTCCTCATGGCGTTCGCCGTCATGGCGGCCATCGCCGACGCGCTCGGCGAGCCGGAGCGGTGGGACGCCCGCCGGCGCAACCGATGAGCGCCGTCCGCCGCCCCTGCGCCTGTGGCGGCACCGTGACCGCCCTCCTCGATGACCCGGTCCCGGGCGTCAGGGAGCACAACGCGACCCCCCTGCACCGCGCCTGGTCCGATCTCACGACGTGGTCCCCGCGGACGGCGTTCGACCCCACGGCCCGCGACGGCTCCGGTGACGTGTCCCGGGTCCGACGGGTGCGTCCGGTCCAGCGGCATCCGCGGGGACGGCTGGTGCCTCGATGAGCGAGCGGTATGCCCGCCTGTACCACCGGTTCCAGCTGGAGTTCCCGGCCGTCTACGCCGACGACCACCTCCTTGCGTGGTGGACGCGGCTGCTGGACGTGGCCGATGCGTCGTGGCCGATGCACCCCCCGATCCCCCGCGCCGTACCGCGCCGGGTGCTGGCGCGCCTGGTCGAGGAGGGGCTCGTCCTGACCGCCGACGGCGCCTACACGATCCGCGGACTCGATGCGCTCCGCAATCGCCTTAGCAATGCGGGCGCACGAGGTGCCGCAGTGCGATGGCAGAGCGAACGCAATGCGGAGGGCAATGCGATCGCAATGCCTACCAAACCAGACCATACCAAACCAACTACTACCCCTCCCCCTCTCGAGGGGCGAAGGATCGACGGGACGAACCCGAGGGCACTCGGAACCAACCCTCGAGCGAACGGAACCGCACCTCGCCAGAAGCGTGAGGCCGAGAAGCGGGCCGGGATGCCGTCGAGCGTCCACGACATCCTCCGTAGAGCTGCTGCGGCGGGCGAGTCATGAGCACCTCCCAGCCTCCCTCCGGAGACCGGGACGAGGGCACGGCAGAGGCCATGCGTCGGTTCCTCGCCTCGGTCGATCTCGACGTGATCCCGCCCAGCCATGCCTCGTGTCGCGAGGCGTTCGATGAGGCGATGGCCGGGTGGGCGAAGGCGGTTGACCTGGCAACGGAGGCGGCGCGCCTCATGGCGGATCGCCACCTCGCCTCCCAGCCCGTCCCCGCCCCGGAGCCGCTGGACGTGGAGGACGAGGCGTGAACCAGCACACCGCCCTGCCGATGCCGCTCCGGTTCTGGGAGCGCGTCCAAGTCGGCGGCTACGTACACCGGCTCGATAGCGCCTGTTGGGAGTGGCGTGGGCAGATCAACGCGGACGGCTACGGCGTGTTCAGCATCGGCCCAGACCGCCTGCGGGCGCACCGCGTCGCGTGGCGGCTCCACTACGGACGCATCCCGAATGAGATGCAGCTCGACCACCTGTGTCGAAACCGGGCCTGCGTAAACCCGACTCACCTGGACCTCGTGACCAACCGCGAGAACGTGCTCCGGGGCGAAGGCCCAACCGCCCGCCGCGCCCGCCAGACCCACTGCGTCAAGGGGCACCCGCTGTCGGGCGACAACGTCCGCGTGGACCGTCGCGGCTACCGGAGCTGCCGTAGGTGCCGCACCGAGTGGCAGATCGCGAAGGACCGCGCGACCGGGAGGAAGCGGTGATCGCCCGCGCCTACGCGGAGCAGCCCGATGCCTGACGACCCGCTCCGCTTCTGGCGCGGCTGCCTGGTAGCCCTCCCGTTCGCAGCCCTGTTCTGGGCCGTGGTGGCGTGGGCGGTGACGCGGTGACGCCCCTCGGGGCAGGACCGGACCCCATCGAGGGGCGACAGTCAGTGGTCGCTCACACTGTCTCGCCGGTCCTGCCCCGAGTGACGCCGGCGGACCTGACGCCGCGCCAGGCACAGGTGCTTGCATACCTCGTGGACGGCCGCTCCACGGCGGTCATCGCGAGGCTGCTGGGCATCGGGCGGCCATCCGTGACGCACTACATCCGCGCCGCCCAGGAGCGGGTCGGCGCGCCCAGCCGGGCCGTGCTCGTCCTGTGGGCGCTCCAGTTCGCCAGCCTGAGTCGGGCCGATCGCTACCTCGCCCGGTTCCGCCCGCTGCCCGTCGTCCCGAAGGGCCATCGGCGGTCCTGCCCGTGCTCGGTGTGCTTCGTCCGTGGCCGTCAGAGCCGTCGGCAGTGATCCGCCTCCTCCAGGCGATCCTCTTCGGAACATGGATCTGGTTCGTGGAGGTGACGGCCGCCCCGTTCGTCCTCCCAGGGGCCCCGAGCTCTGCGCTGTTGGTCATCCCCGCCGACGGGTCCCGCCTGGAGCAAGCTCTTGGTGGAGTGGCTCCCCGTCCGTCGAGCGGGACCGATGCAGCGCAGAGCCCGGGGCCCCTAAGCGGCCGGGCCTCCTGGTACCCGGCGGCCGGGCTCATCGCCGCGGCGGGCCCGGAGCTCCGCCGGAGCCTCGGTCCGGGCTGGCGTGGGACCCGCGTCCGGGTCTGCGCCGGCGACTGCGTGGTCGTCCGGCTGACCGACTGGTGCCAGTGCTACCGCGGCGAGAACCGCGAGCGCCTGGTGGACCTCTCCGACGATGCGTTCGCCCGGCTGGCGCCGCTGATGGCCGGGGTCGTCCGGGTCCGGGTGGAGGGCGTGACGGTCACGCCGCCGAGCACCGACCGGTGACCGACGACGACATCCGGCCCCTGACCTACGCCGAGGCGGCGGACCTCGGCCGAGTGTCCGTCGAGACCGTGAAGCGCCGCGTGTCCGACCGGACGCTGGTCAAGGTGGAGCGGGGCCTGCTCGCTCGCTGGTCGGTCGAACGCTGGTTGACGGGAGTCCATAATGCCGCCGATGGCGCGACCGAAGGGCACGGGCTCGATCGTCCCCGACAAGCCGACCCCGACCGGACAGAAGCGGTGGCGGGTGGCGGTGACCATGGCCGACGGCCGGCGGGTGTACCGACGAGCGGCCAGCCCGAAGGAGGCCGAGCGAATCCGCAAGCAGCTCGTCGAGGCGCGCGAACTCGACCTCGACCCCACCCGGCAGACGGTCGGGGAGTACCTCGCTTCGTGGATCGCGGGGCTCCGGAAGGGGAGGCGGGTACGTGACAACACGCTGCGCGCCTACTCGTACGCCGTGGCGAAGATGGAGCCCCTCGCCGGGCGCAAGCTCGTAGCCCTGCGGGCGCAGCACGTCCAGGACTGGTTCGACGACCTCGACGCAGCGTCGGCCCGCTACTACCACAGCGTCCTGAACATCGCACTCACCCGCGCGGTCAAGAAGCGGATCCTCGCGTGGAACCCGGCCTCGGGCGTCGACCTCCCCGAGCGCGAGCGCAGCCGGGTGGCGAAGCCCCTGACGCTGGACGAGGCCCGCCGGCTCATCGAGGTCACGGCAGGGGACAGGCTCGGCCCGATGTGGCGCCTCGCCCTGGTCACGGGGATGCGCTCGGGCGAGCTGCGCGGGCTGGCGTGGGACGCCGTGGGTCCGGGCTGGGTGGAGATCCGCGCGCAGCTCCTCCGCATGGACGGCGAGTGGGTCACGGCACCCCCGAAGGTAGAGCGGGCCGTGGATCGCATCGCCATCGACCACGGCACCGTGGCGGCGCTCGAGGCCCACCGCCGCAGGATGGCGAGCGAGCGCACCCCCGATTGGCCATACCACGGGCTCGTGTTCGTCACCCCGTCGGGCAACCCGTACCACCTCCGGGACGTGCTGCGGGAGTTCCAGGCGGCATGCGAGCGGGCTGGGCTGGAGCCGCGTCGGGTCCACGACCTCCGCCACAGCAACCTCCGGTTCCTCCACGACCTCGGCACGCCCGAGGACATCCGCATGGCCCGCGCCGGGCATGAGACGAAGGGCACGCAGCGCGGCTACGCGGGTGCATCGGAGGTGCAGGACAGGGTGGCGGCGGACGGCCTCGGGAGGGCGTTGACGGGCTAGATCGTGGGCGCGATCGTTGTCGATCGGCCCTTCGGCGCACGATCCCAGTCAACGTGCACTTAACGCCTCGCTGGCGCGGTCCATTCGGGCAAGTGCCCGGTAGGCACGCGCAGACCCCCACAGACCCCCACAGACACCGCCCGCTCGTTGTCACGATCGTTGTCGCGCCCCATCATTGAGAGCCGTGATGTGCGGCGGGCGAACCTCGGGGTCCGTCGGTAGACCCTCCTTCCGACGGGCCCCGTGAGTGCTGTCACCCGAGTTCGCTCAGTCGCTTGCGGACCTCGGTGGGTTCGCACTCTTCCTGCTCTTCGTCATCGTCGCGGCCGTTGGCTTGTACCGCCAATGGTGGGTGCCCGGGTGGGTCTACCGGCAGGAGCGCCAGTCGCGGATCACCGCCGAGATCCAGGCAGTCCGCAACGGCGAGGCCCTCGAGAAGCTGGCGAGGGCCGTGACCGGTGAACGGCCCGTCCGCAAGCGTCCGGCCGAGCAGCCGGCGTCCATCCATGATCCCGACTAGGGTCCGGCGTGTCATCGAGGACCTGCTCCCCTGGTACGACCGGGCGGCCGAGGCTCGCCACGACGAGCGCACCCGGTACATCCACGAGCGCTCCATCGCGATCCGGCAGGAGGTGGAGCGTCGGATCGAGTTGTCGCACTCGAGGGGCGCAGAGCGCATTCGGTCGGCCTACCGCGCCTACGGCAACGGTCTTGACCGTTGAACTGGCTGTCCATCGCGTTGATCGCCCTGACGGTTGCGTCATGGGCCTCGACGTTCCTGCTCGTCCGCGCCGCACGGCAGCCGCCGCGCATCGGCGCCCTGGTCGAGCGGGCCATCATCGCGGTCGTCCTGTCGGCGTTCGGGACCGTGTGCGTCGTCCTCGTGTTCAACACCGACTCCGGCTGGGCGCTGTTCGCCAACGACCTGGCCCGCGCCCTGTTCCGGCTCTCCCTGTTCGCGTTCCTGCTGATCCCGGTCGTCTGGCTCGGGCTGTACCTGACCAACCGCCTGGGTGACGAGCAGTGACGCTGAACCACCAGTCGCAGTACGACCCCGGCTGCTCCGCGATCACGCGCCAGTCAGGCTGTACGTGGACCTCGGGCGCGAACGGCATCTACGCCACGACCGGCGGCCGGCACGACCCGACGCCGGACCAGATCCACGCCCTCGTCAAGCGGACCGAGGAGACGAACCCGCAGACGCCCGGGTGGAGCCTCGCGGACCTCGCGAAGGCCATGGGCCGGTACGGCGTCGGGTTCGTAGACCACGGTGGCAAGGGCTGGACGGCGCTCATCAGTCAGCTCAAGAGCGGCCACTACGTCGCGCTCCAGGGCGATAGCGACCAGTTCGGCAACGCGACGTGCTCGGGTGCGTTCGACGGCGACCACTGCGTCGGTATCTGGCCTCGCTCCAAGGTGGAGAACCGGGTCACCTGGTGGTGGATCGACGACCCCATCTGTCCGACCGGGCGGTGGGAGCGAGGGACCGTCCTGCGGAAGTACGCCGAGAAGCTGCGCCCCACGATCCAGTTCGGCGCGTTCCTCAACCCGGTCCCGGCCCCGTCCTCGGTCTGGAAGTGGACGTGCCGGCCGAACCCGCCCGCCACGGTGCGGGGATTCCGGCAGTTCCACCTCGACACCAAGGGCCGGATCATCGGCGCGACCATGCGCCAGACCGAGGGGATGAACGTCCCTTGCACGGCCCCGAAGGTGTACCAGGGACTCGGCCAGCCGGACCGGGCACTGGTGCGCCTGATCCTGCTCAACAGGCCGCGCAACGGATGGCTGGTCAGCGCGGACTTCGCGCACAAGGAGGAAGGATGACGCTGACACTCGCATCGCTGCTCGAGGTGGCGGGCATCGCCGCTGCGGCTGCGCTCACCACCGGCATCGTGGCCCTGCTCAAGTCCGTGTTCCCGCCCCTCAACGCGAAGGTGTCGGGTGCGCTGATGGCCTTCGTCATCACCCTGGTCCTGTACGTCCTCTCCGGGATCAGCACAGGGGCCGGCTCGCTCGAAGCATGGTTCGCCGTGTTCGTCGCCTGGCTCACCTGCGCCACTGCGGCAGTAGGCGTGTACTCGACGGTGACCCACGTCGCGGAGACGCGCACCCCGTGACCTCCTACGGCAGCACCGCGCTATCGCACGCACCGATGGACGGAGCTCGCGCTTCGCATCCCGTGCAGAGGACACAACGTGTCCAGTGGTGAGCGTGAACGGGGCACAGCAGAGGGCCGTTCTTTAGAGAAGGGGTCCGGTACAAGACTGCCTACTCGCGTGCATAAAGTAGGGGCGTTCTTTAGCGTGGTGCGGTGCTCTTGATGCCGCTCCGCACCCTCTACATACACAAGAGCGCGCTTTACGGCGCTTTCGAGCGTTCTTCCTGCGATATTCGCACGATACGGGCGGGTGCATAGACCGTGTCGTCGCTGATCGAACGGGACCGGTGGACGTGGAGCAAGGTCCGCGTCAGGGTGCTCGCCCGCGACTCGCGGCGGTGCCAGATCCGCCTTCCCGACTGCACCATCGACGCCACCGAGGTGGATCACATCCTCCCGAGAGTCGCCGGCGGGTCGGATGACCTGGACAACCTCCGGTCCGTCTGCCACCACTGCCACGTACGTCGGAACCTGGAGCACGGTGCCGCTCCCCGACCCCGGTTCTCCTACGGCGGCGGCACGCTCGTCCGCGACTACTCCCGCCGTGGTTGATCTCGCCCCGAGGCACGCCGGTCGCCCGCGGCACGGCTCTGCCCGCCCGCGGATCTCGCCACCGACACCCGTCCGTCATGAGGCCGTCAAGTTCAAGGAGCAGGCCGAGGCGATGGGCCTCGCACTGATGCCGTGGCAGGAGTACGCGTCCCGGTTCCTGACGGCCCGCGGCAAGGACGGTCCGCTCTACAAGGAGGTGTGCATCGTCGTCGCGAGGCAGCAGGGCAAGACGACGCTGATGCAGCCGTACATCGTCGGCGCGTTGAAGTCGGGCCTCAAGGTCATGCACATCGCGCAGAACCGCGAGCTCCCGCGAACGATGTTCCGGGTCATCGCGGACGCGCTGTCCCAGACGCCCGACCTGTTCCCGAGGCGGCGGGGCAAGGTCATCTGGCCGCGGTTCGGGTCGGGCCAGGAGGAGATCGTCCTGTCCAACGGCGGCACCTACCGCATCGCCGCGTCAGGACGGGGCAGCGCCCGCGGCTGGTCGAACGACATCGTGGTCATCGACGAGTTGCGCGAGATGGACAGCTTCGACGTCATCGCCTCGGCCGAGCCGACGCTGCGGATGTCCACTGAGGGGCAGATGGTCTACCTGTCCAATGCCGGGTTCGACAACAGCGTCGTCCTGAACTCGGTCCGCGACCGCGCCGGCAAAGACCCGAGCCTCGCCTACCTCGAATGGTCCGCTCCGCCCGAGCTCGAAGCGTCGGACAAGGAAGGCTGGTACGCCGCGAACCCGGCGCTCGGCCACTACCCGCAAGTCCTCGACTCGTTGGAGCGCGACTACACCCGCCACCAGCTCGCCGGCACGATGAGCCTGTTCGAGACGGAAGACCTCTGCCGATGGGTCCCGAGCGTCCGCGAACGCATGGTGGACGCCTTCGCATGGACGCGCTGCGAGGCCCAGGAGCCGATGCCGACTGGCCGACACCCGTCGTTCGGCATCGCGTGGGACCCGTCGGGAAGCCGGGCTGCCCTGGCTGCGGCGTGGCCGATGGGCGACCAGATCGGGCTGCGCCTCCTCATCGACGGGCGTGGCACGGCCATGAGCGCGGACGAGTTCGGCAGGGAGGTCAAGGCGCTCCAGGCGAAGCACGGGGCGAGGAAGGTGGGGTTCGACCCGCTCACCGATCAGGGCGTGGCGAAGCACGTCCTCGGCGCGGAGCCCGTGGGCGGCAACAAGTCGGGACAGGCCGCGCCGCAGTTCGTCAACGCCATCGAAGGGACCCGCCTCCGCTGGCAGGACGTCGATGCCGTGACGGATGACCTGACGTTCACCGCCCGCAAGCAGAACGACGAGCGCGGTTCGTTCGAGGCCGTCCGGGCCCGTGACGACCGACCGATCACCGCCGTCCTCGCAGCCATCCGGGCCGTATGGCTCGCATCCGGGCCCCGGCCCCCCGTCCCGAAGGTGTATGCCCGATGAGCGCCCTGTCACGGATCGCCGACTTCCTGTCCCTCCAGCCGATGCAGCCCGTGCAGACCCGCGGTGCCTACGACTTCGAGGTCTTCCCATCGATGGAGGAGCAGCTCGCGAGGCTGCACAAGAAGGGGCCGGCCTACCGCCTGCCGTCCGTCGCGCAGGCGATGGGCGTGCCGTCGATCCAGCGGGCCGTGACGCTCATCAGCAACACCGTCGGGTCCCTGCCGATGCAGGCGTTCCGCAATGGCGCACTCCTGGACCCGACGCCGCAAGTGATCGCCCGCCCGGACCCGTACACCACGCCGCGCGATGCCTACCGCGACATGGCCTACCAGATGGCGAGCCGTGGCGAGACGGTGCTCTGGATCGCCAAGCGCGACCCCGATGGCACCGCGGCGGCGCTGATGCTGGTGCCGCTCAACGAGCTCAACGTCGAGGAGAACACGCGCAACCGGCTGCGCCCGATCTACACCTGGGGCAACATCACGTCCACCCGCTACTCGCCCGCCACCCCTGACGGCCAGTTCGTCCACATCACCTACCTCAAGGAGCCGGGTGCGCTCCGCGGCATGGGGCCCTTGCAGATGGCCGGCGCGGCGGCGTCCGTGGCCGTCGAGGCGCAGGAATGGGCGGCACGGTTCTACGCGCAGGGCGGGCGTCCGACCACCGAGCTGCATACCGGGATGGACCTCGACGAGAACGAGTCCGAGGCGCTGCTGGACCAGTGGACGGCACGCGAGGCGAACATGGTCCAGGTCACCACGGGCGACTTGGAGGTCAAGGACCACCCGATCAACGAGCACGGCGCGCAGATGCTCACCGCCCGCGAGTACAACAACGGCGATGCCGCCCGCCTGTACGGCATCCCCGGCATGCTCATGGAGTACAACTCCCCCGGCTCCAGCCTGACCTACCAGAACATCACCGAGGTCTGGACGTCGTTCGCCAAGGGCTGCCTGATCCCGAACTACCTGGAGCCCATCGAGCAGGCGTTCTCCGACCTCCAGCCGCGCTCCATCCACCTTGAGTTCTACACGCAAGGCCTCCTCCGAGCCGACATCAAGACCCGTTACGACGTCTACAAGACGGGCATCGAGTCGGGTGTCCTGACCCCGGAGAACGCGCAGGAGATGGAGGGACTCATCCCCGGTAGCCCGGAGCTGTCGCCGGTCAAGCCCACGCCGCCCGCGTCGGTGCCGTCGTCGATCCCCTTCCCCATCGGAACGCCATCCACCCGGATGGCGGGGCCCACGCGCTGTAGCGGCGTCGTGGTCATCCGCGGGGCATCACGGAAGTGCAACCGGCTGCTGGCCGAGGCGGGTCCGTTCGCCGGCACCTGTCCGCGCTGCAAGAAGTCCTACGGCCTGTCCGAGACCGCGTGATCGACGTCCTCGCGGCGGAGGGTCACTTCGTCGATCACCTCGCACCGGTATGGCTCGCGCTGCCCGAGGAGCAGCGCGGGGCCTTCCACTACATCGGCCGTGGGCATGACCGGGATCTCCCCGGCTGGCGGCGCGACCTCCCCAAGCCGTCGGAGTCGAAGCACACCCTCGTCGCATCGGCGGGCGACCTTATCCGGGCCCGCCACCTCCGCCGACCGACGGCCATCATGGAGCACGGCTGCGGCCAGTCCTTCGGCGGCGACCCGAAGTCCGCGACGCACTCCTCCTATGCCGGGGGCCGCAACCGGGACGCGCAACTGTTCCTCCATCCAGGACCGCATCCTGCCGGTCGTGACCGTCGCGCCTATCCTGCCGCGCGAGTCGAGGTGGTGGGCTGCGCGAAGCTCGACACGCTGCCGCGCAAGAAGCGCGGTCGGACCCCCGTCGTCGCCATCGGGTTCCACTGGGACTGCCGCGTCTGCCGGGAGACGCGCTCGGCCCACATGGAGTTCGGCCGGATGCTGAACCAGCTCACAGACCGGATGGAGGTCATCGGCACGGGGCACCCGCGGATCATCGACAAGCTCGCCTCGTCCTACAGGCTGCACGGCATCGAGGTCGTGAAGCCGTGGGAGGAGGTCTGCCGACGCGCCGACGTCTACATCAACGACGCAAGCTCCACCCTGTTCGAGTTCGCCAGCACGGGCCGCCCCGTCGTCGTCATGAACCCGCCGTGGTACAGGCGCAACATCAACCACGGGCTCCGCTTCTGGGATGCCGCCACCGTTGGCGTCCAGGTGACGCCGCAAGGCTCGCTCGTCGAAGCGGTTCACGAGGCGCTGGAGGAGTGTCCTCCCCAGATCGCCGCCCGCGAGGCTGCGCTGGATCTCGTCTACGACCGACGCCCGGGTGCCGCGCAACGAGCCGCCGACGTGCTGGTGGACTGGTGCGCCACTACATCCTGACGCGCTCCGCCTACGCTCCGTCCGTGCCGCTCGACGTGAACCGGCAGCGGTTGGAGCTGCTGCGCGACGTCACCGCGGCATCGCTCCGGGCCCAGACGTGCCGCGGGATGACATGGCTGGTCATGGTCGATGCCGCCGACCCGCTGCTGGCCGAGCGCAAGGCAGCCATCGCGTCTGCGGGCCTGCCGGTCGTGTTCGCACCTCCAGGCAGGCTAGAGCGGTCTTCCCCGCATGACCGCCCCTACGCCGACTGGAAGCGGTACATCAAGTGGGGCGACGAGACCCTGACGACCCGCCTCGATGATGACGACGCCCTCGCGCCGTGGGCGATGGCCCGCGTCCAGGCAGCGGCATCGGCCGAGCGGCGGCGGCAGCCCATCGTCTGGACGCTGCCCGTGGGATGGCGGACTGTCGGCTCCGAGGCATGGCGCATCACCTGGCCGTGGGCGCAGTTCGGCACGCTCCACATGCCGCGCGGCCGGATGCGGACCATCTACGAGGTCAACCACGTTGGCGTCGCCCGCCTCGCCCCGCTCATGCCTGTATCGAACTCGCCGGCATGGCTCTGGGTGCGCCACGCCTCCACCCGCAGCAGCGTCAACGTCGGACGCCAGACGATGGAGGAGGGACGCAGGGAGACAGGCCCGTACCCCATCGACAGCAGGATGCGACGGGCCTTCCCCGTGGACTGGGACGTCATCGAGCGTGGCTTCGAGTGACGACCATCGCGCCCCTGTTCCGCAAGCACCGCGGCCAGACGGCCACGATCGTCGGCATGGGCCCGTCGCTGCTGCGGCTCAGGGCCCGTGACTTCCCGCCGGGACCCGTCATCACGCTCAACCACGCCATCCTGACCGTCCGCTCGCTCCACCTTCCGAACCCGCTCTACGTCATGCAGAAGGACGGCTGCATGCCGCACAACGGACAAGCCGACGTGCCGCTGTCGTGCGCCTGCCCATCCGATCGCCTCGTGCCGCTGCTGCGCGGCGAGACGGCGATCTTCTCGGCCGCTGAGTCGCCAGACTGCTACCCCAACCACCGCCCTCGGTTCGTCATCGACGTCGAGGGCGACTTCGGCCTGCCGTGGTCGTCGATGTCGGCACCGGTCGCAGCTCTGCTCGCGGACTGGATGGGCTGTACCTCCATCCTCATGGTCGGTCACGACGCCTACACCCGGAATGACTACCGCCGAGCCGCGCCCAACGGCGGCAGCAACCGCGGCTACCGCCATGCCTCGGTCCAGGCGAAGTACTACGCCGAGAAGCACGGCGTCGCGATCCGCTGGTACGACCCGCCGCATACGTGGCACGGTGGACGCGTCATGAACCGCTAGACGGCGTCACGCGGCGTGGTAGCATCCGCGCCAGACGAATACCGACGGCACAGTGGCCTCAGTGCCCCGCCGTTGAAGTGGCCTCCGCGCAAGTGCCCATGAGCGCAGCGTAGGAGGTCATTCCTTTGGCAGACGAACTCATCCCCGAGTTGCAGGCGTTGGTCAGCGAGGCCGACGTCCAAGTCCGCGACCTGTCGAAGCGCGAGATCGACGTCCGACTCGTGCCGTGGGACACGGCGATCAACACCGTCCAGGGCCCGGAGATGTTCCGCGCTGGTGCCTTCGACGGCATCGAGCCCGGGGCCGTGCTCCTGATGGGTATGAACCACGAGGCCCACCTCGGCCTCGATCAGGCCAGCCGGCCGACCCTCACCCGACGCCCGTCGGGCAAGGCCATCCGCCTCTGGAGCGCACCCGATGGCGGCTACGCCACGATGCGCGTCGCGAAGACGCAGGCGGGCGACGAGATCCTTGAGCTCGCCAACGAGGGCATCGTCAAGGGCATCTCCATCGAGTTCACCGAGATCCCCGGCGGCACGTCCGTCGAGACGATCAGCGGTCGGCGCACCCGCGTCCATAACCGCGTGAACCTCACCGGCGCAAGCACGACCTACAAGCCCGCCTACCGCGAGGCCGAAGTCATCAGCGTCCGAACGGACGAGAAGGGACCCGAACCAATGGCAGAGCAGGAGGCCCCGACCCCGGCGGCTCCGATCCTTGACCTCTCGCCCGTGACGGCGCAGATCACCGAGATGCGGACGTCGTTCGACGACCGCTTCGCCGCGATGGAGGAGCGCAACCGGGCGCAGTTCGGCATCCCGTCCGCGCCCCAGGAGAAGGACGCCCCGTCCATCGGCTCATGGGCATCAACCGTGCTCAAGATGCTGTCCGGCGACCGCATCCCCGACGCGCAGATGCGCGAGCTCCAGGACCTCGTGACCGAGGAGAACATCGGCGTCGTTCCGCCGACGTACTCCAACATCCTCATCGGCAAGATCAACAAGCGCCGGCCGTTCATGGAGACGACCACCCACATCTCGACGCCCGACTCGGGCCTCAACCTGATCGTCCCGCGCATCGTGACCCGGCCGACAGTCGCGCAGCAGATGGAGGAGAAGGACGTCCTTCAGAGCGACAAGACGGCCATCGATACGGTGACCTTCGAGGCCGTGACCAAGGGCGGGACGGGCGACATCTCCCTCCAACTCCTCAAGCGGTCGTCGCCGTCGTTCCTTGAGCTGTACCTGAACCTCCTCGGCGAGGCCTACGCCATCGAGTCCGAAGTGGAGGCCGTCGAGGCCCTGCTCGGCTCGGGCTCGGGCAGCAACATCGTCAACGACGGTGGCTCATTCGACCCGTCCGACCCGACCGGGCTCGGCGATGCGTGGATCTCGGGCTACGGCGCGATGTTCTCCGCACCGGACACCATCTGGCTGTCCTCGGCGGCAGTCGGGGCGTTCATCGACGCCAAGGCGTCGGGCACGAACGCACCGCTGTGGTCGAACCTCCGGGCCGACATCACGGCCGCGGGCGGGCTCGGCGGTTCCATCTCGGGCCTCCGACCGGTCCACGTCCCCGCGCTCAACTCGACCGGCACCGACGTCTTGATCGGGCCGTCCGAGGGCTTCGCGTGGGCCGAAGATGGCACGTACACCCTCCAGGTGGACGTTCCCTCGAAGGCAGGCCGCGACGTGGCGCTGGTGGGCATCCTCTGGTTCGCCCCCCTGTACCCCAGCGCGTTCACCAGCTTCGCACTTAGCGGGAGCTGATCGACATGGCGGGCTCTGGCTCGGGCACGGCCGTCTGCGACTGGCCGACGCTTGACGAACTCAAGCAAGTGCTAGACATCACTTCCGATGACTGGGAAGTGACGGCCGAGCGCGTGCTGGAGTCCGCCATCTTCGAGACGAAACTTCGGGTCGGGGACTGGGACGAGTTCCTGGACGAACCGGACTGCGCCCTCGCGCAGTACGCGCTCCGGCTCGCGGAGCTCATCAGCCTGCGACCCGAGGCCGCAACCGAAACCATCACCGACCCGACCCTCGAACGCCTGATGCGCGGGCATCGGCGGAAGTTCGGAGTGGCCTAGATGTCACGAACGGCAGAGCGCATCCGCGCCCGGGAGAAGCAGCCCGAGCCCGAGCCGCCCGTCACCAAGAAGAAGAAGCCGGCTCCGACCGGGCACCCGTTCACGCATGAGCAGCACACCGAACTCCCGCCCGAGCCCGAGATGGTGGAGATCCCCGAGTCGTGAGCCTGCAAGGTGCCGACGACCTCAAGAAGCGGCTCAAGTCGCTGAAGCTCGCGTTCAAGCCGATCGGCAAGGCGTGGGCCGACGAGGGCGTCGTCATCGGCCGTCCGATGCTGCCAGTCCGTCCCTCCTCCATGAAGGCGGGCGACGGGCACGCACCTGGACGGCTGCACGACTCCATCCGCCGCAAGACGGCGACCCAGACCAAGGCCGTCATCGCCGCGCACTACACCGGCTACTTCATCGATGCGGGCGTCAAGCCGCACCGCGTCGGGACGATCTTCAGCAAGAAGATGCACCCCGGCTACAAGGCGCGGCCGTGGCGGGCCCGGATGGCGCACGAGGCGCTGCGGCGACAGCCGCCGCTCGACCAGCTCGTCAAGCAGTGGAATGACGCGGCCTGATGGTCACCATCACCCGCAGCCGACTCCGACGGGACGCCCGTGCCGCAGCCGTGACGATGCTCAAGGCCTACGCCCTAGCGGCTGGCGTCAAGCTCCAGGTCTACCCCGGCCGTCCCGCGAGCCTGTTCCCGCCGACGGCGTTCGTGGACCGGATGCCCGAGACGGACGACTCGTTCACGGTGCGCCTGACCCAGCGGACGCTATCTGTCGAGGTTCTGCTGGTGCATGGCCTGTTCGACTCGCTCGAAGCGGTGACGCAGGCCGACGACTTCGCCGACGAGTTCCTCGACTGGGTGACCGACAACTACCACGCGGCCGGGGCGAACACCCTCATCCGCGTCTCAGGCATCGAGGACATCCCCGCGTGGGAGCCCGACTGGCGACCCGCCAACCGGGACGCCGCCTCGCAGACCTACTACGCAACCCGGATCACGCTGGAGGGCTTTGCCGGCGGCTAGTTCCCTGCTCCATGACCGGAGCCCGGTCTGTAGGGCTCGCATCACATTGAGAGGAGCACCATGCCTGTTCAGGGCCTCGTCCGTCTTCGCCGCCACCTGTTCGGCCGTCAGGCCGTCTTCGGCACCAAGGTCCCTGCCACCCGAGCCTATCCGTTCAAGGGTGTCCCGTCCGTCGAGCTGAACTGGACGGACCCGGACGTCGATACCGGCTCGCTCGATCCGACCGTCGCGCCGCACCGTGACATCCCGACGCTGTCGGCGGATCTCACCGATGACCAGCTCGCCTACAACAACATCCCGCTGCGCCTCTCGGGGTTTTTCGGCGGCGACGTCGAGCCGACCGTCGTCAGCGGTGACGCGCTGGAGTGGCTCTACCAGCCCGCCTCCGTGACCGTGGACCCGATGGACGCGTTCACCTACAACTTCGGCGACGACGTCCTGACCGACTGGTATCAGTTCGGCGACGGCATCCTGGAGTCCGTCGAGTTCACGATCCCCGAGGGCCTCGGCCCCGTCACCGTGTCGGATACGTGGCGCTTCGGCTCCGTGGCCTCCACGGGTTCGACGGACATGCCGGCCGACCCGGGCGTCCCTGAAGACCTCGCGGTCGATACGAACCCGACGCTGGTCTACGGCAAGGACCTGAGCATCTACATCAGCAGCGACCCCGACACGCTGGCGATGAACCAGATCCTCGACGCGCTGCACATGGGCGTCATCCGGTTCACCCGCGAGATCGACGAGAAGCGGTACGCCAACGGCACGCAGTCGTTCGACGTGCAGGCGTACGCCACGGCGACCCGCTCCATCGAGTTCGAGTTCACCTTCGCCAAGACGGACGACACCGTCGGCTCGGGCTCCGAGTCGGACGCGTGGATGAGCGACCAGGCCGTCGATCGGTACGTCCGCTTCTCCTTCGCGTCGCTCGTCGATGCGGACACGGGCGAGCCGTACTCGTGGGTCACGACGGCGCCGTGCCGGTACTACACCCGGACCGAGGGCGAGGTCGGCGGCAACACCGTCATTGTCCTTACCGGTCACGCCTTCTACGATCCCAACGGCCTCGGCTCCGGTTCCGGCGCTGCGGGCGTGCTGGAGTCCACCGTCGTCTGCACCCTGACCGACGCCGAACTCGGCGAGATGGGCTCCTGATGAAGGTCACGATCCCGTGCGTCTGCGGGAGTCATGACGAGGACACCATCACGCTTCGGGAGCGGCTCGGGTTCGTCGAGGCGTCGGCCATCCGAAACGGCATCGCCATCCGGCGGGCCGAGTCGGGCGACGACCTGGAGACGGGCGAGATCCTCGCCATCCTGACGGAGGGGTACATCCTCTACGGCATCGAGTCGTGGTCGCTCAAGGAGGCCGGCAAGGCGCTGCCGGTCACGAGGGCGAACATCCGCCGGCTCATCCTCGCCAATTGGGAAGTCGCATCCGTCCTCGCGGACGCGGCCGACGAGGCGTATGCATCGGCGGTGATGCTCCCTTTGCTCGCGAGGGCCTCGACGTCGTCGCGGCCTACGCCGACCGACGCATCGACATCTCCGAGCCAGCCGTCGCTGACGCAGCCCCCGAAGCCATCCAGGCGATCCTCGATCTCCACTATCCCGACGGACGACACCGCGACGACTACGTCACGGCCCGGTGGAGGCTCCAGGTCCTCGCAGAGCTCGACGTCGGCAGCCTAGTCCGTCAACAGGGCAGGCAGCAGGATCAGAGCGTGCGCAAGCTGAAGGCGGTATCGCGTGGCCACCGCTGATACGGCGCGGCTGGTTGCCGAACTGACGCTCAAGGACAAGTTGTCCGCGGGCGTCAGGACGGCCACGGCCTCGGTCAACAAGCTCGACAAGAAGTTCGGGAACCTCAACAAGAGCATCAGCAAGGGCGCGTCCAACGCGGGCCGCAACATCGGCCGCGGCATCGAGCTGGGTGCGCTCGCGGCTGGTGGTGCCCTCATCTACGCGACGAAGCAGGCCAGCGACTTCGAAGCGCAGATGAACATCATCAACACCGTCGCCAAGAAGACGGGCGACGCGTTCACGGGCGAACTCGGGGGCATCGGCGACCGCATCCGTCAGCTGGCGCGGGACACCGGCACCTCGACGGAAGACCTGACGCAGGCGTACTACGACCTCGTGTCCGCGGGCATCTCGGCCGCTGACTCGCAGAAGGTGCTCGTCGCGGCGAACACGCTCGCCATCGGTGGCCTGTCCACGACGGCCGAGGCCGTGGATCTCCTCACCACGGCGATCAACTCCTACGGCGGTGACGCCACCAAGGCGACCAAGTACGCCAACATGTTCGCCGAGGCCATCGCCGCGGGCAAGGTCACCGCCGCGGAGATCGCCGCGTCGTTCGCTCAGGTGGGTCCGATCGCCGCGAAGTTCGGTGTCGGCGTCAACCAGATCGCGGCGTCGCTCGGCGTCATGACGGCGCAGGGTACGCCAGCCGCGGAGGCGATGACGCAGATCCGAGCCGCGATCGTCGCGCTCCAGAAGCCGAACGCCGCGATGGTTGCGTTCCAGAAGAAGGTCGGCATCAACTTCGAGACCTTCGCCAAGAAGAACGGCCTCGCCAAGGCATACGACGTCATCAGCAAGAAGGCCAAGGCGCTCGGCATCCCGATGGGGAAGCTGACCGGTCGGCTGGAGGCCGTGCTGTTCGCGGCCCAGGTGTCCGGTCCGGCCCTCGCCAAGTACGAGGCCGAGCTGGACAAGGTCAACAAGTCCAGCGAGAACGGCGGCGAGGCCGCTCGCCAGATGGCCGAGCGCACCAAGGGCTTCGCGTTCGCCCTCGGCCGGTTGCAGACGAACTTGAACGACGCCGCCATCACCATCGGCGCGGAGCTTCTCCCGCCGCTGGCAGACCTCGCGTCCGAGATGACCGACTTCGTGTCGGCGCACCAACCCGAGATCAAGAGGTTCGCGCAGGATCTCGCGACGGGGTTCAAGGATGCCGTCGGATGGCTCAAGGGCCTGAACTGGGGAGCCATCACTGCCTCACTTCAGGCTGCGGCCGGGTTCGCCAAGGGCCTAGTCGAGGCGTTCCTCGGGATGCCGTCATGGGTGCAAACGGCCGTCATCACCGGCTGGGGGCTGAACAAGCTCACGGGCGGCGCACTCACCGACATCGTCGGCGAGCTAGGCAAGGGCCTGATCAAGGGCGTCCTCGGCATCAACGCTGGCATCGTCCACGTCAACGGTCCCGTGGCCGGCGGCGGGCCCACGCCCAGCGGACCGGGCGGGTTCAACCTCACGAACCTCGTCCAGGGTGGCATCGCCACCCTGCTCGGCATCGGAGCCGCACAGGGCATCAAGCAACTCGGCGATGCCATCGTCGGGCCGATCAGCGCGGCCACGGGCCTCCTGCGCGACGACATCCAGCAGGCCGCGGACCGCAGCCGGACGCAGTCGTTCGGGTTCCTTGAGTCGCTGCGGCTGCTGGTGTTCGACTTCAACGGCACGATGGACCGGACCAACGACGCACTCGGTCAGGTGTCCACCTTCCTGAGTACCCCGCACCCCGACTTCCTCGGCGATCTCGGCGACCTCCTCGGGGCTAACTACCACCCGAAGCCCGGGATGCTCACCGGTCCGACCGGTGGGCCGACCGGCTTCTCCGAGCCCGGCATCCGCGCCATCGAGGCGGCGAAGCTGGCCCAGGTCACGGCCATCCGCGAGACGGGTTCGACCACCGGGACCATCCTCCGCGAGTCGAGCAACGCGCAGGAAACCGCGACGGAGGCCGTCAGGCAGGCGACCCGTGGCGTTGACAGCACGGCACGGTCCGGGCTGGCGGGTACAACCGGGGCGGTCAACAGCGCGGCCTCTCGGATCACGAGTGCCATCTCCTCCAACCGCCCCATCGTCACCACCACCGTCGAAGTGAACGTGACCCCGACGAACGTCCAGAAGCAGACGACGACCTCGACGCGCTACGGCCCCATCAACGGCTCGGCTGGCGGAGGCGGCAGCGGCCACGGCGGCGGCGGGAGCATCGCTGGATGACGCTCCACCACTACTACCGGGAGACGGACGGGTCGCTGGTGGACATGTCGGCGTACGCGCCGCGGTACATCACGACGCAGTCACGCGCGGAGGAGAGCGCCGTCGGGTCGTGGTCCGTCGTCCTCGACGACCCGGACGGCGAGCTGGACCTCGCCGGCCACCGGCAGTGGTTCATCGAGGACGACGCGTCGGAGTCGGAGGACGACATCATCTGGGGCGGCTTCACCGGAGCGCAGACCATCGCCCGGATGCAGGGCGACGCGCACCGGGTCGTCGGTCCGCTCGCGCGGGTCATCCAGGTCGAGCTGTATGACGCCAACTCTTATCTCGCCCGGATCGTGATGAAGGGCTCGGACACCGAGCGGCCGGCCGAGACGGACGTCGAGCGCATGACGTGGCTGCTCTCGACGGACGAGGCCGACGCCATCGGGGACGTGACCACGTACTTCGGCAGTGCGGGTCCGGTGAACATGGACGCCGCGTCGTACCGGGGCACCTACTTCGGCCAGATCATCGGCGACTGCGCCGAGCAGTCGGGCAAGAACCACTTCGCCTTCTTCCAGAAGGTCGGTGCCTCCCGCATCCTGACGATCTGGTACGCCCGCGACTTCCGTGACATCTACGACTCCGAGATGTACCTGACCAACGACCTCGACGAGATCACAAGGGCGTTGGTCGATGACGGCACTGCCGTCGTGTGGCCGCTGTCGGACGACGCCACGATGACCCAGAGTCCCGAGAGGCAATACTGCGGCTGCTACATGACCGGCGCGGACGCGGCCGGCGCCACGTACCGCCACAACGCGACGACGCACACCCTCATCTCGGGCTCGCAGCCCAACCAGCACCGGGACATGACGGCCAACCGGCCGCTCGTCAAGACCCTCACGAAGCTCAAGGCCCGAGCCGATCGCGTCCTGCTGGACGTGCAGGACCAGGACGTGCGCATCAAGACGACGCTGTCGGGCATCCTCCAAGAGCGCGTCACGCTGTGCAAGGCGGGCATGTTCATCAAGGTCAAGGGCACCCACTGGTGGCCGAGCGTCGATGACTGGCACCTCTGCCGCATCCTCACCGCCGAGCCGCGCCCCTTCGGTCCGGGAATCGTGTGGGACATCCCGATGGAGCTCCAGGTCATCGACCCCGGCCCCGACGGCGTGGTGGATGGTCCGCCTCCGCCCCCGTTCGAGGGCGACGTGTTCGCGGGCCTCCAGCGCAGCGACTCCGACAACTCGGTGGGCGGCGGCACGGGCAACATCCAATGGGACGGTGCCTACGAGTCTGGACTGGAGTTCCCCGGCTGGAACACCGTGGACACGACGGGGCCGATCGCGCTCGACGAGGGGTCGCAGCCGTTCCACTCGATCACCGTGTCGGCGGACATGGTGGTCCGCATCCGCTGCATCGGCCAAGGCTCCGGGGTCTACATCCCCGACAAGACCGTGACGCTCAACGTCACCGTCAATAGCGTCGTTGTCGGGACGGACTCAGCGGTGGTCGGCGGGTTCTCCGCGTGGACACTGGAGGTTGACCTCCGCGACTACACGCTCGCCGCTGGGGACGTGGTCGCGGCTACGGGCGTGGAGCACTGGGGCACATCGGGCATCAACACGACGTTCCTCCAGGTAGGCCGCGGCCAGTTCTACGATGACATGACGCTCGTGTTCGAGGGTCCCTGATGAGCGGCCTGAAGGTCACCCGCGAGACGCCCGCGACCCCGCTCCCGACGAGCCTCGAAGCACCCGGCGACGTCTCTGGCGAGGACGTTGACTGGCCGACCGGCCCCGATAGCCCGCTGCCGCTCGATGGCCTGTCCGACGTCGATGCCCCGACCCCGACCGACGGCGATGTCCTGACATGGGACGCCGGAACGGATACGTGGATCGCGGCGCCCGGAGGTTCGACCCCATCGGAAGAGCCCGTCGAGACGGTCGCCATCTCCGGGGCTGCGGTCACCATCGACTGCGACGTGGCGATGTGGTGGGACATCACCCTCACCGCCGCGTGCACGCTGTCCATCACGAACCCGCCCACCGACCAGACGGCCGGCGTGCTGACCATCGTCCTGCGGCAGGGCGGGGCGGGCTCGTTCACCGTGACGTGGCCCGGGACCGTGGACTGGCAGGACACCGACGGCACCGGCGGCGGCGCGGCGCCGACGCTGTTCACGGCCGTCGGGGCGCAGGACGTCGTCGAGCTGGTGACGTTCGACGGCGGCGTGACCT